GGAGATAGATCATGCTGAACCAAAAGAACTTTAAGGATTTAGTTGGAGAGTTTAAAACTTTCCATCAAAAAAATCCTGAAGTATATAAGTTGTTTGTACAATTTACATTACAAGCAATCAACAAAGGTCATGCTAAGTTATCATCTGAAATGATAATCAATAGAATCAGATGGGAAACAAGTGTCATAACTACAGATAAAGATTATAAAATTAACAATGATTATAAACCATTTTATAGTCGTATGTTTATGGCACAATTTCCTAAGTATGATTACTTCTTTCAGAAGAGAGGTAGCTATGCTGACCAAATAGATTGGAGGAGTTATGTTGTACAATCAGATCATCAAACATCTGAAGCTACGCAGACAATATCTTAGGATAGATGCTACTGCACTTGCAGAAAAAGTTGGTGTTGCTGACTCTCTCATTAATAAGTGGGAGAGTCTAAAGCAAATACCAAATGCATCTAACTTTTTAAATTGGTGCAATGCATTACAGATGAATGTTGCATTACTAGAACACAAGTCAATGATAGGAGAATACGAACCTAGTCCTCAATGCATTGACTATATCATTAACAATCATGGAAGTGAGGTAGATATAAACTATGAAAAAGAAAAATTCACAGATCATTACAAAGCAAATGGAGATGTTAAAGCAGACTGGGATGCTTGTTTTAGAAACTGGATTAGAAGATCAATCCAATTTAGTAACAATAGAAGACAAGCTCAAACACGCAACAATCCATATGATTCCAATGCTGTTCAAGAAAGACGCAAAAGAATCTCTGATGTTGCGAGTATGGGAGATCAGGTATCTGATGGGCAAAGACAAAACATTCGAACCATCAAGTACGATAGATAAAGATGCACCTAATATTATTAATCGCATGGCTAGTTATATTCAGCCATGTACTAGAAAAGATATTGCAGTTGTATTAGAAACTATTGCTAGTACCTTTTCTATTAACATACCAAATGAAACTGGATTAGAGCAGTACTTTAGAATACTTCAAAAGTACCCTGCATCATTACTCAAAGATTGTATGGAAGATATATTAGTTAAATATAAATATGCTAGGTTACCACTACCAGTAGAATTTACCGATAGATTAGAAGCACCTTACGAGTACCATTTAGGATGGCTTAGAAAGATTACTCATACTTTTTATAAGCTTGAAATGTGGAAACAAAATGAGTATAACAAATAAACAAAAGGAGAATATAATGAAAACAAAAGAAGTTATCAAGACTCCAGTTGAAGATGTCAAGGTCAATCGTAATCGTGGTCTTGGTGGTAGTGATGCCACAAGAATTATGCGAGGGGATTGGCATGACCTTTGGTTAGAAAAAACTAATCGAAAAGAACCTGATGATCTATCAAGAGTTCTTGCTGTTCAGCTAGGTATTCATACCGAACCAGTAAATAGAATGTTCCTAAACTATGCATCTGAATTAGACATAAACGAATTGTCTGTTCATCATGCTAATTTAAAAACAGAAAAAGAATTTATGTTTGCACACTATGATGATTATTCTAAGTCGGATAAAGCAATAGTAGAATACAAACATACTAATTCTAATAACACTTTAGATAATTGTATCAGTACTTATATGCCACAGATACAACACTACCTTATGGTAAGTGGATGTAATCATGCTTGGCTATCTGTAATCTTTGGCAATCAAAGACACGAGCATTGCAAGATTGATGCTGATAAAAATTATCAAAAGAAACTTTATGACATTGAGAAATCTTTTTGGTCCTATGTTAAAGATGACAAAGAACCTGAGAAGATAGACACAGATGAGTTACCAAAACTTGCAGGTGCTATTAAAATCAATGACATGATATCACTAAATTTTGATGAGAATAAAGATAATCAATTCTTATCAAATGCTACAAGATGGGTTGAAACAAAGCAGATTGCAAATGAGAATACTGCATTGGGCAAAGTCTTGAAAGCAAAGATTCCTGATAACTGTAGAAAAGCAGTTGGAGGAGGAGTTGTAATCAGCAGAACAAAAGCTGGTTACTTAACCATCAAAGAAGAAACCAAAGGAGGTATGTAAGATGGCTAAACCACTAGACGAAAGAGTAAAACAAATCCTAAAGAAACTTGGCTTTGATCCTAAGCAATGCTTATGGGATTGTCATGGAACTTGGGTAATGTATCATAGATTTATTGAGATCGCTGGTGCAAAAAATAAAATACGATATGACCTAGAAGAGATAGAAACTAATTCAAGAGATGGAATAGTTTGTATTAAATGTAGAGCATCAATCGGAGTAAATGGGAGTGAGGAAAAAGTTATTACCTATGGAGAAGCAAGTCCTAAGAATAATAAAAATTCCTATCCTTATGCTATGGCTGAGAAAAGAGCAGTTGATAGAGCGTTCTTGAAACTACTTGGTATGCATGGCTTTGTATATGCAGAAGATGAAATAGATATGTCTTCTAATGCTAAACCTACAAATAATATAGGTGCTAGTGATGATACAAAGTTAGAAACATTCCAAGGAGAGATTAACTCTAGCAAAAATCTTAAAGAGTTAAAAGCATATGGACAAATGTATAAAGTACATATGGGTAAAGCTAAGCAGACAAGTCCTGCAATTTATCTACAAACAAAAACTTTATATGAACAAAGACTACATGAACTAACTAATGGAAAGGAAACTAATGTATAATAGTATCACACTAATAGGAAATCTTGGTGCTGATCCTGATATTAAACAAACTTCTAAGGGGGGCAATTATGCTCTCCTTAGTGTTGCTACACATAAGAAAATCAAAGGAGAAAAACTTACTGAGTGGCATAAGGTTGTTGTATGGGATGAGAAGATTGCAGAAGTACTACAGAAATATACTAGGAAAGGAAGTAAAGTATTACTGCAAGGAAGATTGACATATAAAACATGGGATAAAGAGGGCATACAAATGAAACAAGCTGAAGTGCATCTTGATCGGTTTGAAAGTAAAATGGAAATGCTAGATTCTAAGAGCGAATCAAAATCATCTCAGAATGAGATGGATGATTTTGGTAGCGATAAGACCTATGAAAATGAAACAACAGAAGATGTACCTTTCTAATGGATGATGAATCAAACAATATAAATAAATTAATGGAGCGGTTAGATAAGTGTACCGCTCTATTAAAAGATTACAAACGAGATAATCTTATACAAGCAAAAGAAATAGACAGATTGAATGAGTATGTACAGATACTAGAAATGGAACAAAAGAAATGACAAGAACTCAATACGCAATTTATAGTTTTATCAAGCAGTATATTACTAAAGAAAAAATATCTCCAAGTTATGAGGATATTTTACAAGGTACTAAATACAAATCTAAATCACAAATCTATGGAGTAGTAGAAGCTTTGATTAAAAAAGAATACCTTAAAAAGATAGGTAAGTTTGGAGATGCTAGACGCATAATAGTCAATAGAGATTATGAGAAAGGAGGTATAAAAATTGCAAAAACAAAACATTAATGGCGAAGCATATATGATGGCTGACAAAATTGCTAAGGAAAATCCTTATGCAGTTAGAGATCAGTTAGCTTTCTATATACAAAAGTCATGGGATGCTTTTCCAATTCTAAGATTGCAAAATATTCAAGAGATATTAAAGCAACCTGAAGAAATGGAGAATCCCTGTGAGTAGAAAATCTAAACAAAAAGGATATAGAACCGAATACAATTTGGTAAAGTATTTTATTAAGAAAGGTTTGTCTGCAAAACGACAACCATTGAGTGGGGCATTAGTCGATTTCCCTCACGATATTCAAATTAAAAACCCTGATGTAATCATTGAAGTTAAAGCTAGAAAAAATGGTGCAGGATTCAAGACATTAAAAAATTGGATGGGTAGTGCTGATGCATTAGTTATGCATGAAGATAATGCTGAGTCATTAGTGGCTATAAAGCTAGGTTATTTTGTGGATTTACTTCTAAACCATAGCGAGTATAAAATGCCATATGATTTGGAAGTTAAGGAAAAACTTAGAAACAAAGATAGCTAGGTACATTGCATTAACTATATCTGTACTAAGTGCTTTCTTGCTAACAACATTTAAGTTAGCTGGTTACCAAGTTTTAGGATGGTGTCTTGCAGTGATTTCTTCTACCATGTGGGCATACTGGGGGTGGAATAGTAAGAAGCAAGAGGGGTATGGGCGTTTTATAATGGAAATTCTTTATGTACTATTAGGTATGTGGGGAGTATATAACTGGTATGGCTAGGAAATTTAAAGATCATACTGAACATGAACCTATCTTTCATAAGACTTCAATAGGTAGGAATCCAAGTAAATGTAAAATGAATAAATCTAAACGCAGATCATGGAAGAAGTATCGTGGACAAGGGCGTTAGATATCTTTAGTCTTAATACCTTTACACTCAAACTTAATAACTAATTTATTTTTATTAATATTCTCCATATCATACTCTTCTAGTGTAAGTAGATTTCTATAAGTCTGTTGAGCAACTGCATATCCAGCATTCACACAATCATAATGAGTATCAAACTGATACCCTGATATAGAATTAGATGGGCATTGCCCAGTATTCATACTGCACATATACAGTATGAGTATGTATTTCACAGGAACAAACCTAGAATTAGTGCTAGGACCACCAAAGAAAGCCATACACGAGGATGTAGGTTATTTGCACATTGAGTACACTTAACCGATATATCGTGCATCCATGCCCCTTTAAATGCGTTCTTGATATGTCTTTTCAGTTCATCTAACATCATTTACCCTTTCTAAAATTAGTAGCTACTTTTTCTGCTGATCTTCCTACAGTATAACCACCTATACCTACAAGTATTATATTAAGTAGAGAGTTTTGTACAGACTCAGGTATATTTGGAGCGGTAAATCCAAACCAATGAGCTACCATTAAACCTGCAAAAGTAAGCATCATTATAGGTCGCCAGTTTCTTTGTAAGAATCCACCTTTAGCTTCTGTTTCTATTATTTTTGCCGCACCCTCTAATTCTTTTAGTTCTCCTGCTAAAAGTTTCTGTTGAATATTAGCTTTGATTCTTTCTCCATCAGCTTTGTTATCTATAACTTTATCTACAGTTTTAAATAAACTTCCGACTATTGGTGTTATTACATTTAACATATTATTTCCTATTCAATATTATTATAGAACATATGATCGCCAAGAACAACAGTAGGTTGTTTATCTTCTACCCATTTTGGAGAGATAGTAGTAGTATGATAATGGGTTGAACCATTAGTAGGATCATCTATTTTATTTTTTAATAAATAATATGATATCGTTACAGCTTTACAGAAAGCATCATCAGAATAATCAAGTGCCAAAATTTTTTCTTTATTTGGATCGTTGTCATTCCAACAACTAAACTGCCATGCTTTAAGACAAACTCCTTTTACACTATCTCCATACCATGACTTAGCTTTAACTCTATTTAATATTACATGACCAACTGCAATCATTCCCTCATCTCCTTGGTTTCTTGCTTCTCCCCAAAGTGTACCTGCCATTACAGTCATATCATCAAATGTTTCCATATCCATTGTTACTCCTTTATTAGTTTGTTTATGTGTAATTTACCTGACGAATCAATTTCTATTTCTGCTTTAACTTCTTTACACACCCACTTAATTCTATCAGGATTTGTATTTCTTACTGCCTCACGCTTTAGTTTAAGGCATTTAGATAATCCATCAGTTATCATAAACTCCATTGGATTTTCTAAATCTGCTGGTGTGAACATCAATAGTGCAAATACTATTGCAATCTTCATTTTTTTTTCTTTCTCTTTTTTTTAAGTTCTTGTCCTACATCAAATGTCAATACATCTTCTATCTTCTGTATTTGATTATCTATAAATTCAAAAAATTTACTTAGTATTCTATCTATCATTGATGCGTTCCATTACCATTGTTTCTTATTTTATCTTTCATCTCTTCTATCACAACTTGCATCTTTTCGATATCTTTCATTGCTCGATTTAGGTTCACATTATTGTTTCTATTTTCAGCAAGTTCATCTTGTATTGCTTCTACTTGCCCAGCTAAATGTTCAAGTAGCATATATTGTTCTTGATCTGTAGGTAATTGTGTAGATTTTTTTAATAAATCAGCATCATATAATTCTCTTGAAGTTTCGAGAGATGTAAGTCGCCCAGTAATTTCGCTGTACATAAAGACAACACTAGCTACTATCATTACCAAACCTATAAGATTGGCAATAGGCATACTTAATTTTGTTTTATCTGATAATGCTATTGGTTGTTCTTTCATTAATGTACTGTTGGATGATCTTCCCATGGAAACAATGTAACCAAAGTATTCCATGTATTAATATAATTTTCTGCTTCATTAGAAGTTTGAAAGCCAGTACATATTACAGTTACTTCATAGTAACCATTATCTAATTCTTGTATCTTAAATGTAAATGGTAAGGAGTAATCATTCATAGATAATCCTTTGTTATTTTTAATGTTGTAAGTACTGCACCTACTATTGCACCTAACCAAAAAATAACTTTGAGTCCACCTTTACCCATAGCTACTTGTTCTTTAAGGGCTATTATATCTTTATGATTTGTTTCTACATCTTTATGTAGATGATCTATTTTTTGTGAAATATGTTTTAGTGTTATGCTTTCGACAGTAGTTCTTTTTTTAGTAACTCTTGCCATAACATAATATTAGTATTGTAAACTAACTCCTCTTATTCTAGCTTCTTT